CAATGTTGTATTCGATGATGACCCATCGAAATCTGATCTTGCCATGACTTTTGCCCAAGGAACGGCAAGATTTATCACCGGTAAAATTGGGTCTATCGAGAAGGAGAATATAAGACTTCGGACACCTACAGCTGCAATTGGTATTAGAGGAACTGACTTTACAGTAACGGTAGATGAATTTGGACGAACACTTGTAATCCTTCTACCTGACATTAATGGAATATCGTCAGGTGAAATCATTGTCTCAACCATGGCAGGTGAGGTTACGCTGAATAAACCCTTTCAGTCAACAACCACATCTGTCATGGAGATGCCTCCTAGTAATCCAGCTATATTAGATCTAACACTCGATATGTTAGACAACATACTAATCATCACCCCTCCTAAAGAAGTAATGATACTTGATGAATTCTATGCGCTGATCGAGAAGAAGAATGTCAACCCACTAGACATTGACTTTCTTGATGAGCAATTACTTGCCGACGAAGAGCTAGAACGAGACTTTCTCGAATTCAATGAGCTAGACATCGACTTCTTAAATGTTGAGTTGCTAGAAGATATGTTAGATCAGTATTCCGATCTTGATGCAGAGCTTCTACAAGAAAAAGAGACGACAGGGGATGTACGTATTGAAGGTACTGAAGAGGGATTTGATACTACTACCCAAACCAATACTATCGTTGATGGTGAGAAAGTAACATTCATTCGTGATGTAGATGCTATCATAGAGATTTCTGTAGATCAAGATGAACAAACTACAATTGTACTTGAACAAGATGGTAAATTGCTTGATCCGATAGTTGTTAATAATGGTGACACAAATAGTATAAATATCACGCAATGAAAAAACTACTACTATGCCTAGTCTTACTGACAACACCTGTTCACGCAGAGATATATGGACCTAAACCAAATTGGGAATACCATGTACGCGACGAACCTATGGTAGACTTTGACCGTCCAAGTAAAAATCAGCTATGGACATTTTGGATTTTGAATGCATTGGATGTATACACAACGGACAGAGCAATTAGGAAGTGCAAAGACTGTGAAGAAATAAATCCTTTACTATCAAGCAAACCAAGTTTAGAAGAACTAATATTACATAAAGCAATTTTAGGTGGTGTAATACATAAGTATGGAAGTAATAAGTTTTTTACTGTTATGAATGGTGTTTTATCGGTTGTAGTAGTACACAACTACAATTTAGTGGATTAGGGTTATCTAATGGATAAGAATAAAAAAGCAGAAGTGCGTAAACTGAGAAAAAAAGCTATCAAGATTCAGAATATGAGTTCTGTAAAAATTAGTATGGCCGAGGCTTTGAAAAAAGTAGGCGCAGAAGATGTTTGAGTATCCAGTTAAAGTACTTAGAGTTGTCGATGGGGATACCGTTGATGTAGACATCGATCTGGGTTTTGGTGTATGGATGCGTAAACAGAGAATCCGTATGCTAGGCATCGATACCCCTGAATCACGTACTAGAGATAAAGTAGAGAAGGTCTATGGACTTGCAGCTAAGGCATTTTTGAAAGATGCTTTGAAAGCTGGTCCTGTAACACTTAGGACTGTCAAAGATGGCAAAGGTAAGTTTGGTCGTATCCTTGGTGAGTTTATTGTAAACAATGTGAACATAAATGAGTTCTTAATTGTTAACTACCATGCAGTTTCATATCAAGGACAATCTAAAGAAGATATTGCCGAACAACATATTGCTAACAGGTCGAAAGTACGGCTATGAGAATGTGGCATGTACTAGTAACGCTTGCGCTACTTGTCACATTACGACTTTTGGATCCATTTCTTGTAGAAAGTACGCGTTTATCGTACTTTGACTTTCTTCAACGGATCCAAGAAGTAAAACAATCAGAACAAATTGTTCTTATCGATATTGACGAACAATCATTAGATGAGTTTGGTCAGTATCCGATACCACGTGCTACATTAGCAGAACAATTATCCAAACTAGACAATTCTATCCTAGGTATTAACATCTTATTGAGTGAGAAGGACAGAATGGGTGGTGATGCCGCCTTGGCAGATACGTTATTTGACATGACATCTGTGCTTGCTATTAGCTCTGCAGACAAACCAAATGTAATAGGCTACAGACCAACAGTACCTGGCTTGGCTCAATTTGGTGAAACTCCTATTGAAAACTTTGTTCGTCCTAAACAAGGAATGTTATTTGCTAGACCAGAGCTCATGGAATCCGCTTATGGCTTTGGATTAATTGATAGTACACAAGATACAGATGGAACCATAAGACGGTTACCACTTATCAACATGTATGAGGACAATATGTATCCAGCATTTGCGTTAGACCTTTTAAGGGTTGCTGCAGGCGATACAACATTCCAGGTTAAAACAGACCCATTAGGTGTAATGTTCGTGCGTATACCTAAATTTGACGTAATAAACACCGATCTACACGGTAATGTAACTGTAGCATACTGGAATCAGTTCAAAAGGTACTCGTTAACGGAGATTGGCAGCATTCCTCCAGGCTCTATAGCAATTTTAGGTGCCACATTTACTGGTTCTACCGTAGTAACGACACCTATTGGTTCAATGTATCCCCATGATGTCCAAGCTAACTTGTTAAAAACCATGATAGATGGAGTTAGCATTGTAAGACAGCCAGAATTCACGTTCTATGAGTTATTTGCTGCTATTTTAGCTAGTATTTTCATAATGTTCATGTTATCTAAACTTTCTATCGTGGTTTCTGGCGGTGGATTCGTGGTTTTGAGTTCATTTTTCATGTACTCTTCTATTTACAGTTTTGAAAATATGAACTATCAGATAGATCCGACCTTCATACTGCTTACAACGATGTTGATATTTGCGCATGGATCGTTTGTTAGGTTCTATACAGAGTTTAAACTCAAGCAGCAAATTAAGGGTCAGTTTGGAACATACCTCAGTCCGGACATGGTCGAAATGTTACAGAAAGATCCGAGCTTAATGAAGCTAGGTGGCGAGCGAAAAGTGATGACTTTCTTGTTTATGGACATCTGCGGATTTACTCCTATCAGTGAACACTACAAAAATAATGACGATCCGGAAGGACTCGTTCATCTAATCAACGACTATCTAAACCAAATGACTAACATTATCATGTCTAACGGTGGTACAATCGACAAATACATGGGTGATTGCATCATGGCTTTCTGGAATGCACCCGTACCATGTGAAAATCACGCAGAAATGGCTGTAAAGTCAGCGATGGAGATAGAAGATGCTACTAAAGTACTTCAAAAACATTATGAAGATCTTGGCTTACCTACGATCAACGTGGGGACCGGAATTAACACTGGCGATTGTATTGTTGGTAATATGGGTTCTGAAGCCAGATTTGATTATTCTGTCATAGGAGACGCAGTAAACCTAGCTGCTAGATTAGAAGCTACTGCTGCAAGAGGTGATTACATTGATCACAAGACTATCATATCGAGCTTTACAGCTGAGCTTTTGCCAGACTCTATGCCAATTCATAGTATAGGACAAATTAAAGTCAAAGGTAAGGATGAGGAAATAGACATTTATTCGTTGACTTCAAACTAATATGTAGTAACATAGTACATGATGAGAAGAGCAAAACAGAGACTGACACGTGTACAGAAATCACGTAGGCGTGTTATGAAAGGGACATATGAAAGAAGCAATACTGGCTGCAGGCCTTATGATGGTACCTATTCCTCACCAGGAGACCAACTATACCCCGACAGTACCGACATTTATCCAAAGCGAAATTAATTGTTTAGCGGATAACATCTACTTTGAATCACGAAGTGAGTCGTTTGCAGGACAACTAGCGGTTGCCCATGTTGTGATGAATCGTGTACACGATAAGAGGTTTCCAGACACTGTATGTAAAGTAATACATGACGGACCTCACTATAAATCAGCTGATGGTAAAATGTATCCAAAGAAGAATAGATGCCAATTTAGTTGGTATTGTGATGGTCTTTCGGACGATATCCCCGAACGTCATAAAAAATGGTTTGCCTCTGTTGCCTCTGTAGCACTTTCTGTGTATAATGGAGAATACAAAGATATCACTGAGGGTGCTACACATTATCATGCTGATTATGTCCATCCCCGATGGGCAAAAGTGTATACCAAAACTACAACTATAGATACACATATATTCTATAGATGGGAGAAGTAATGGCATTAGACGTATGGACTACTGCTAAGTTTAGTAAGATGATTTTGAAACTTGCAGATGAAATGCAAGTTCCACTAGTGGACGTTTTAGTCCATTACTGTGAACGTAATAAAATGGAAATTGAAACAGCGGCTAAACTTTGCAACGCATCGATTAAACGTCAGATTTATGCGGATGCTCAAGAAGCTAATTTGGTAAACAAAATTGACAAATACGAACGATGATATCTATAGAGGCTTAAAGGCTTACCGAAAGTATCTTTCGATTCGTAATCATTTTACTACTAACTACGATTATTTCAAGTACAAAGGTAAGTCTTCTGCTTCACCCGAAAGTTTCCTTAAACGTAAGGATAAATTCTTCTTTGCTAAACTTGAGAAGAATTATAAACCTGATGAGTTAACATACTACTTCGTTGCTCAGTTTGTTGATGGTGAACAAGTGTGGTCTGGCAACTTAGTTAGCGAGCAAAGCGCCTTACGGTACACACAATGGAAGAAGCGTGTTCAGTCTTTACGTAAAGTTTTTCGTGAGGACATTGAGAGACTCAGCCATATAAAGTTTAACGATTGGTTTGAAGTTCAGGAATACGATCATCCTATTTTACTTAAACAGTTTATGCGCAAAGAAATCTATGCTGAGTCGATGATAATTATAGACATGGTAGTTGGATATCTGGATCGTTGGAATAAGCAAATGAACGATCCATCTGGACTTTGGGATAACTACTATAAGACATTGACAAAGTATAGACCGTTTATTGCTACAGATGTAGTTGTTAAAAATTACAAAGATATTTTATTGGAGCAAGTGTCATGATAGTGGCAGCAGAGCCTAGAGCTGGTGGTACAAAGTTTTGTCTTGATTTAGCAGAGCTTACCGGTAAACAGTATATTGGTGAACGATATGGAGTACACCTCCAGGGTTATAACAATCAACCTACATGGAAAAGTCAATATCATGAAACTCAAGAACAGCCTGTAATATCTATAGATGAGTTTTTTGGTGAGCATAGTGATAAGATTGTATTATGTAACCGGCATGATATTCTGTTTGCTTGCCAACAGGCAGATTACTTTATTATGAGAAAGAGCACTATTGATATGTGTCTTAGTGGAGCAAACTATGCTAAGGGCGCTGGTATCTCTCCTCATATTTTTCTACAGACTGGTAGATTATCAGATTTGCTTGAGATCAAATATGTATTAGCTAGCTATGTTAAGTATGCCTGTGAATCAGTAACATGGTATGAAGATCAGTCTTTCGCTAGACCTGTAAACACTGATAAGCTCTCTGCATCTGAAATACAGATGATCAGAGACTATTATCTTGGTTGGGCTGAAAACGGCTTTGAAAAAAATATCAAAGAACTGTTGACTTTTACGCAATAAAGACTTATATTATATATACTACATTATGAAAACTGTGAACAAGATATACAACGACATATACGGAGATAATACATACAATGTCAAATTCATTTTCTGATCTAAAACGCTCTCGCAAGAGCAATCTAGAATCCCTAATCAAACAAACTAATGAAACAAGTGGTACCCAGTCTGATAATGGACCGGACGACCGCTTC